ACTAAGGACGGTAGTTCACCATTTGTTGAAGCGTGGTTTCACGAAGTTCAAATCGGAGGACAATGGAACAAGTTGTATGACCCAGGTAAAAACGACAATGAGGCAACACCTTTAACAGATGTTCATGATGCTCTTATTAGTACAGGTAAAGATTCTGACAAAGAACTTGCTAAACAGTACAAAGCTCGTAAATTCTACATTGTTAAAGTTATTGACCGTGATAACGAAGCGGACGGACCAAAATTCTGGCGTTTCAAACACAACTATAAGAACGAAGGTGTTCTTGACAAAATCATTCCAATTTGGAAAGCAAAAGGAGATATTACAGACCCTGAAAAAGGACGTGACCTTATCATTGAATTAGCTAAAGCTAAAACTCCAAAAGGTAAGGAATATACAATCATCCAAACAGTTATGTATGATGATGCTACTCCAATCCACACTGACGAGGCAACAGGTAAATCTTGGGTTAACGATGAGTTGACTTGGAGAGATGTTTACTCTAAAAAACCAACCGAATATCTTGAAGCAATTGCTCGTGGAGAAACTCCAAGATGGGATTCTGACAAAGGTGGTTATGTATATGGTAACAGTGAATCAGACGAAATGGTAATTGGTGGTGGTTCTACATCATACACTGACCCACAAGCTGAGTCAGAACCTGATGGTGACTTACCATTCTAATTTATACGGATGGGCACTTGCATGGTGTCCATCCTTTTTCATTTTCATACTAACAATTTAAACACATAGACATTTATGGCTATAAAGAAAAAAGAATTCTCATTAGATGCGATTAAGGACAAATACTCCACAAAAACCAAATATAAAGAAACAGACTTTTATGAAGTCGGTGAAGCTTTCCATAGTAGTTGCGGTTTACCTGGTCCTGCTTTGGGCAACATCAATATGTTCTTGGGGCACTCAAATTCTTCCAAAACGACGGCTCTTGTCAAAGCCGCTGTGTCTGCTCAGAAGAAGGGGCATTTGCCTGTTTTCATTATCACCGAGAAAAAATGGAGCTGGGACCACGCAGTTGAACTCGGTTTGGTGGCGGAGATGACCGACGGTGAATGGGACGGACAGTTCATATTCAACGACAACTTTGACTATATTGAACAAGTAACTGACTACATTAATGAATTATTGGATGAACAAGAAAAGGGTAATATTCCTTATTCACTTTGTTTCCTTTGGGATTCAGTAGGTTCTATTCCTTGTAAGATGACCTTTGATGGTAAAGGCGGTAAACAACATAATGCGTCGGTATTGGCAGATAAGATTGGTATGGGTATCCAAGCTCGTATTACTAAATCACGTAAGGAAGATTATCCGTATACAAATACAATGGTTGTAGTCAATCAACCTTGGGTTGAATTACCTGATAATCCATTTGGACAACCAACTATTAAAGCGAAGGGTGGTGAGGCACTTTGGTTAGCATCAGCTCTTGTATTCCTATTTGGTAATCAGAAAAATGCAGGTATTAATCACATTACGGCAACTAAAAATGGTAGAACAGTATCTTACGCTATTAGAACTAAAATCTCTGTTCTAAAGAACCATATTAATGGATTAGGATATAAAGACGGTAAGATTATTGCAACACCGCAAGGATATATTGCTGACGATAAAGACGCTCTTGAAAAATACAAAAAAGAGTATTCACAATATTGGAACGCAATCCTTTCAGGTACAGGGGAAATTACCCTTGACGAGAATGAAGAAACTTTTGAAAACGAACAATTTTAATTAGTTTTCAGTGAAAAAAACATTACTTGTTGACGGAAATAATCTGATGAAGATTGGGTTCCACGGAGTGAAAGATTACTTTCATAATGGTGAACATATTGGAGCATTGTATCATTTTATGAATACTCTTCGTAAGTTCATTGACGAACAAAATTTTGACAAGGTAGTGGTATTTTGGGACGGTGAAGACTCCACGAGTTTGCGTGGGGTTCTTTATCCCCAATATAAACAAAATCGTAAATTAACGATGGAGGACGCAGTCTTTATGTCCTACCTAAAACAAAAAAATCGTATCAAACAATATCTTGAGGAAGTTTATATCAGACAACTTGAGATTAGTGGAAGAGAAGCTGATGACTTGATTGCCTATTATTGTCAAGTTTCTGAAAATGAGAACAAGTTAATTTTTTCTTCAGACAGGGACTTAACCCAACTTATTTCTGAAAAGGTGTCAGTATACTCACCATCACTTAAATCCACGTTTAAACACGGGGATAAGATTAAATTTGATAGTTTTGAATTCCCACACTATAATGTTAAAACTTTAAAAATATTAACAGGTGATAAATCTGATAACATAGAGGGTATATATTTGCTCGGAGAAAAAACATTAGTTAAATTTTTTCCTGAGATACTTGAAAAAGAAATTTCTTATAACGATATTTTAACAAAGGCTGAAGGTTTATTAAAGGAACAAAAAGATAATCAAACTTTAAAAAATCTTCTAACAGGTAAAACAAAATCAGGTATCTTTGAAAACGAATTTTTTATAGTAAATGAACAAATTGTTGATTTATCTAACCCTCTACTCACGGATGAGGACAAACAGGAAATTATTGAAATCGTTAACGAAACATTAGAGCAAGAAGGTAGAAGTTACAGAAACATTATTAAATATATGGTTGAAGATGGACTCTTCAAGTATCTACCTAAAGGTGATGACGCTTGGACATATTTCCTTAAACCATTTATGAAACTAACAAGAAAAGAAAAAAACAAACCAAAAAAAAGATAAAAAATGAATCAAAATGAAATGACAAAAATGGAGTTTTTGTTAACTCTAAATGACAACATCGTTGTTCAACGTTTTTACAATGTCAGAGGGTATAACCCAAAGGCAAAAAACTCAATGGATGTTTATGACCAAGTTTATGACTTTACAGAAAGACTTCAAAAGTATTTGAAGATGAGGTCTGTGGATTATTTGCTTGAAAATGAATATCAAATATCTGAAGACCCACAAGTATTGGAAACTTCTTTTACTGATGGTCCCGAAAATTTTAATATCTTTGTAAAAATTGACGGAGACATGATTCATCACAGACAATTTGATGCTAAGATTTACCCACCAAAAGTTAGATACACTGTTGATGTTAGATTCCTATTGAAGGATTTACTCAGAGAATTGACAGAAATTTTTTCATCAAAAAATTTAACTTTAGATTACATGGGTGTTCGCTTGGCTCGTTAATATTTATCAAAAAACCAACAGACACTTATGAGTTCAGACAAGAATTTTGATTATTTAGGACAAACATTTCAGTTACAGTTACTGAATCAAATTATAACAGACAAGGACTTCTCACATTCAATTGTGGGGGTTCTTGAAGCTGGATATTTTGAAAACAAATATTATAAAATCATCATACAGATGATTAAGGAGTACTATTCTAAGTACGAAGCTAGCCCTAATTTTGAAACTCTGTCTCAAATCGCAAAAAGTGAAATTTCGCAAGAATTAGCAAGAAAAATTGTGTTAGATACGATAGGTGAGATTAAAATCGCACCTGACGAAGGTAAGTCATTCGTTCAAGAAAAGGCATTAAAATTCTGTAAACAACAAGAATTACAGAAGGTAATGGGTAAGGCTCAAAAAATCATTGATTCAGGTGAGTTTGAGTCTTACGACCAACTTGAATCAATGGTAAGAGATGCGTTACAGGTAGGGAATGTAGACAGAGGAACAGAAAACGTATTTGATAACCTTGATGACGTGTTATCTGACGATTACAGACATCCAATACCTATGGGTATACCAGGAATTGATAATCTATTAAAAGGTGGATTAGCAAAGGGGGAAATCGGAGTAATTTTAGCACCAACAGGTGTTGGTAAAACTACCGTAACTTCAAAAATTGCTAATCACGCTTTTAACATGGGGTTCAATGTTCTTCAAATATTTTTTGAGGACAATCCAAAGATTATCCAAAGAAAACATTTCACTATGTGGACAGGTATTGCTCCTGACAAATTAGGTGAACACAAAGAAGAAGTTTTGGAGAAAGTAAGAGTTATTAAGGAAACAATGCCAAATAAACTTTTACTAACTAAGTTACCTTCGGACACACTTACAATGTCCCAAATAAAAAGTCAGATTAGAAAATTAATTGCTGATGGAACAAATATTGATGTAGTTATTTTGGATTACATTGATTGTGTAACCCCTGAAAAGGCATTAGAGGATGAATGGAAGAGTGAGGGTTCAGTAATGAGAGCATTTGAAGCAATGTGTCACGAACTGCACATCGCAGGTTGGACGGCAACTCAAGGTAATAGGAGTTCAATCTCGTCTGAGGTTGTTACTACTGACCAAATGGGAGGTTCAATTAAGAAAGCTCAAGTTGGTCACGTTATTATCACAATTGCAAAATCTTTACAACAAAAAGAATTAAATTTGGCAACAATTGCAATTACAAAGTCACGTATTGGTAAAGACGGGATTGTATTTGAAAATTGTAAATTTAATAATGAGTTGATGGAAATTGACACTGAAAGTTCTGTTACTTTCTTAGGATTAGAAGAAAACAGAGAGCAACAGAAAAAAGACAGAATTAAAGAAGTTATGGAGAAAAGAAAACAACAACAAGCATAATTATTAAAACACAAAGTTATACACATGGAAAAAATATTAGTAGAAAACCCGAATAGATTTGTAATCTTCCCAATTCAATATAATGATATTTGGGAATTTTATAAAATGCACCAAGCGGCATTTTGGACCGCTGAAGAAATTGATTTAAGTGGTGATATTAGAGATTGGGAAAATTTATCAGAAAACGAACAATACTTCATTAAGAACATTTTGTCGTTTTTTGCGGCTTCAGATGGAATTGTTAATGAAAATTTAGCTGAGAATTTCTATCGTGAGGTTCAGTACCCTGAAGCAAAATTCTTTTACGGAATCCAACTTGCAATGGAAAATATCCATTCATTAATGTATTCTCTTCTTATTGATACTTACGTTTCAAATGAAGAGGAAAAAAATAAATGTTTTACAGCATTGGATAATCTTCCAGCAGTTCAAAAGAAAGCTAAATGGGCTTTGGATTGGATTGAAAACGCATCGTTCCAAGAAAGATTGGTAGCATTTGCTGCAGTAGAAGGAATCTTCTTCTCAGGTTCATTCTGTTCAATCTTTTGGTTAAAGTCTCGTGGTATTATGCAAGGTTTATGTAACGCTAACTCTTTAATCTTTAAAGATGAAAATTTACATTGTGATTTTGCAATTCATTTGTTGAATAATCATATTGAAAACAAACCAAGTGAGAAAAGAATTAAAGAAATTCTATTATCCGCTTTGGAAATTGAAAAAGAATTTATCACAGAATCATTACCAGTATCTCTTATTGGAATGAACCAAAATTTAATGAAACAATATTTGGAGTTTGTGGTAGATGGTCTACTTGTTAAATTTGGATGTAAGAAACAATTTAATGTTGAACAACCATTTAAATTTATGGAACAAATTGCCGTTGAAACAAAAGGTAATTTCTTTGAGTCTAGAACTGTTGAATATCAAAAAGCAAAGTTAAATGAGACTCTCTCCTTTACTGATGACTTTTAATTTACTATCTTTTTAAACTATGATGTCACTAAGAATTAAAAAACGTAGTGGAGACGATGCGTCGTTCAATCCACAAAAAATTTATCAAAGAATTAAACGAGCTTCAAAAGGATTGAACGTTAATTCTGATGAAATCTTTATTAAAGTGATAACCTCAGTTCCGACTGAGGGTCTTATCACTACAAAGGATTTGGATAAGTTAATTTATGAAATTGCTGCGGCTTTTACAGGAAGTCATCATGACTATTCTCGTTTGGCTTCATCAGTTGCTATTTCATCTTACCATAAAGAAACTGACCCAAGTTTCTCAAATACGATGAGTATATTACACGTTGACGGTATTGTGAGTAATGAGTTAATGGAAATTGTTGAGTCTTACGGACCAAGTAAGATTGATGAGATTATCAATCACGATAACGATTATAACTTTGACTATTTTGCTTGGAGGTCTTTATCTGAAATGTATTTGTTGAAATTACCAAGTGGTAAGGTTGTTGAAAGACCACAACATATGTATATGAGAGTTGCTCTTTGGGTGACCAATACATTTGAAGAGGCCGTTGAGTATTACCAAGCGTTATCAAGTCAAAGAATATCACCAGCGACTCCAATTATGATTAATGCGGGTACAAAGGTTCCACAACTTGCATCTTGTGTTCTTCATTACAACGATTCAGATTCTCGTGAAGGATTGTTGAATACTATGAGAGACATCTCAACATATTCATCTGATGCTGCGGGTATTGGATTATCAATGTCAAATATTCGTAGTAAAGAAAGTCGTATTACATCTTCAGGTGGATATGCTGGTGGACTTTTGAAATACTTAAAGATTGTTAATGAGTCACTTCGTTTCTTTAACCAACAAGGACGTAGACCTGGTTCAGCTGCCATCTATTTGGAACCTTGGCATAAAGATATCATGGATTTATTGGAGATTAAAAAGAACACAGGTGCTGAAGAATTGAGAGCTCGTGATTTATTTACCGCACTTTGGATTCCTGATAACTTCATGAAAGCAGTTAAGGATAATGACGATTGGTATTTGTTCTGTCCTAACGATATTGTTAAGGCGGGAATCAAACCATTACAAGAATCTTATGGTACTGAATATGAAGAAAATTATCAGTTAGCGGTTAATATGGGTCTTGGTAAAAAGGTTAAAGCTCAAGAAATTTGGAATAAGATTATTGAATCTCAGATTGAAACAGGTGTTCCATATTTGTGTTCTAAAGACAATGCTAACAAGAAAACAAATCACCAAAACATTGGTGTCATCAAACAATCAAATCTTTGTAATGAGATTTACCAATACACTGATGAAAAGACAACCGCAATCTGTACTCTATCATCTATGGTATTAAAGAACTACGTTAAGGACGGGGAGTTTGATTTTAATGGATTGTATGGAGAAACACGTAAAGTCGTTAGAGCATTAAACAAAGTTGTTAATATCAATAACTACTCAACTGAGAAAGGACGTAAAGGTGGATTAGAACAAAGAGCAATTGCTATCGGTACCCAAGGATTGGCAGATGTATTCTATTTGATGGATTATATTTTCACATCAGAAGAGGCTCGTAAGTTAAATAAAGAAATTTTTGAAACTATCTATTTCGCAGCAATTACTGAAAGTAATAGATTGTGTATGGATGGTAAATATGAACCATACGCTCACTTTAACGGGTCACCTATGTCACAAGGAGTATTCCAATTTGATATGTGGGGATTGAAAGAAGATGAGTTATCAGGAAGATGGCCTTGGCAAATCTTGAAAGAGAATGTTAGTAAATATGGTGTTTGTAACTCTTTATTTACGGCTCAAATGCCTGTCGCGTCATCAGCAAAGATTACAGGTTCATATGAAATGACAGAACCCGCTCACTCAGCAATCTTTAACCGACGTGTTGTTGGTGGTGAGATTATGATTGTTAACAAGTATTTGATTAATGATTTTGAGAAGATTGGAATTTGGTCTGAAGATTTGAAGAATGAAATTATCATGAACGAAGGTTCAATTCAGAATATTAATTTCCTTAATTACTTGGATACTGAAGATAAGAGATATAACTTTAAAGTTAAAAGAATTGAACATTTAATTCAGAAGTATAAAACAATTTGGGAAATTTCACAAAAGGCATTGATTGAAATGGCTGCGGATAGAGCACCATTCATTGACCAATCACAATCAATGAACATTTATATGGGTAACCCAACGTTGTCTAAGATTTCTTCATCACATTTTTATGGATGGGAAAAAGGATTGAAAACACTTTGTTACTATGTTAGAACAAAGGCAATCTCAACTGGAGCAAAACACTTGGCGGTTGACATTTCAAAGGTTAACAAACCAAATCCAACTCCTGAACCTCCAAAGGTTGATTACAGTTCAATGAACTTACCTCCAAAACCTGACAATAGTCAATTTGATTGTTTTGGATGTTCTTCTTAACAAATCCGATGTGTTATCCCGAGCTAGGTCGGGATTTTTTATTTTAACTATTTATCAAATAACAGAGGACTTTATATTTATTTGATATGGCAAATGGAAAAACATATGGTATAGATTTTCCTTTCAGAACATCTCAATTTGGTAAATATTTAAGTTTATCTCAAACTGCGGATGATGAAATCAGGAATAACTTAGTGCATTTATTGTTGACTAGACGAGGTAGTAGATATTACCTACCTGATTTTGGAAGTAGATTGTATGATTATATTTTTGAGCCAATGGACAGTCTAACTTTTGATAGTATTGAGGCGGAGATTAGACAATCTTGTGAGAGATATATACCAAACCTTAAAATTTCAAAAATTTCAATTACTGATGCGTCAAATGATGATGTTGATTCTGCAACATCTGTTGAGGATTCTGGTGGGAGAACATATAATATGACAGGAATGGGTAATAGAGAATACACCGCAAAAGTTAGAATTGATTACGTTATCACCGATAATGTATTTAACTCTAAAGATTTTGTAATTATTAATATATAATATTATGGCTGAAAAAAGAATATCCTATACAGTTAGGGACTTCCAAGGATTAAGAACTGAACTTGTTAATTATGTTAAAACTTATTATCCTGAATTAATTGATAATTTTAACGATGCTTCCGTGTTCTCTGTGTTTATGGATTTAAACGCTGCGGTTGCAGATAACTTACATTATCATATTGATAGAAGTGTTCAAGAAACTGTCCTACAGTTTGCTCAACAACGCTCGTCGGTTTATAATTTGGCTAGAACTTATGGTTTAAAAATTCCCGGACAAAGACCGTCAGTATCATTAGTTGAATTCTCCATTACAGTTCCTGCGGCTGGTGATAAAGATGATGAAAGATATGAAGGTATATTAAGGAGAGGTTCTCAGGTTGTTGGCGCGGGACAAGTATTTGAAACCATTTATGATATTGATTTTACATCACCATATAATGCTCAAGGGTTTCCGAATAGGTTAAAAATTCCAAATTTTGATTCAAGAGGGAATCTTATTAACTATACAATTACTAAAAGAGAATTAGTTGTAAATGGTGTTACAAAAGTATTTAAACAAGTAATAACCCCAAATGATGTTAGACCATTCTATGAAATTTTCTTACCTGGTAAAAATGTTTTAGGTATTACAAGTATCATCCAAAAAGATGGAACAAGTTATGCTAATGTCCCAAGTCCTCAAGAGTTCTTAGGTACTAATGGTAGATGGTATGAGGTTGATGCGTTGGCACAAGATAGGGTTTTTATTGAAGACTCAACTAAACCATCAGACAAGCCTGGTGTTAAAATTGGTAAGTGGATACAAACCAATAACCGATTTATCAGTGAGTTTACTCCTGAAGGATTTATGAAGTTAACATTTGGTGGTGGAACGGGTTCAGCTGAAGACCAACTTAGAGAATTTACAAATTCAGGTAACTTACCTACAATTCAAAATTTTTTAAATAACTTTTCATTAGGGTCAACCTTAAAGGCGAATACCACTTTGTTTATACAATATCGTTCAGGTGGTGGAGTTGGAAGTAATTTAGGTGTGAATACGATTAATCAAATTGGAACTGTAATATTTGTTGTAAACGGACCTTCCGAAACTACAAATACTGCGGTTGTTAATTCATTGAGATGTAATAACGTAACTGCGGCTATTGGTGGGGCAGGACAACCAACGTTAGAAGAAGTTAGAAACTATGTGGCATTTAACTTTGCAAGCCAAAACAGAGCGGTAACTGTGAATGACTACGAAGCTTTAATTAGAAAGATGCCAAGTCAGTTTGGTGCACCTGCTAAAGTTGCGGTAATGGAAGAAGAGAATAAAATTAAAGTTAAGATTCTTTCATACGATACTAATGGGGCGTTAACTAATACGGTATCAAATGCGTTATTAGATAACTTAGCAACTTATTTATCAAACTATAGAATGATTAATGATTATATCGCAATTGAAACTGCGGATGTTGTTGACCTAAGTATTGACCTATATGTTGTATTAGAGTCAACTCAAAATCAGGGTAATATTATTACATCAATAATTGACAAGGTGTCAAGTTATTTCAATCCATCAAATAGAGAACTTGGTCAGAACGTTAACATATCTGAGATTAATAGAATTTTACAATCCGAAAATGGTGTAATTTCAGTAACTCAAATTGATATTTTTAACGAGGTTGGAGGTGAGTATTCGTCATCTCAAACATCAATGGCTTACTCAAATACAATAACTAGACAGATTGAACCTCAGGAAGGGACAATATTCGCATTGCCTAATCAAATATATCAAATTAGGTTCCCGACAAAGGACATTAGAGTGAGAGTTAAAAACTTCCAATCAGTTACACTTTCTTAATTTATTTTATTTATTTAGGACTTATAATTTAATTGATTGTGTTTATAAAATGCAGTCATAACTATTTATGAAATAAAGTCCGATGAGTAAAATTTATAGGATAAAAACAACTCCTGGAATTGACCAAAATTTAACAGTAAACATAAACCAAGATTTTGAAGAGATTGAATTACTATCTCTTAAAATAAGACAAGAAGATGTTTACCCAATCGGATGTGCCAATTATGGAGTCATTGCGGGAAGAGTATTTGTGAACGGGGGATATGGACTACCAAAGGCTAAAGTATCTGTATTTATACCTCTTAGACCTGAAGATGAAGATAATCCTGTCTTAACTTCATACTATCCTTATAGAACTCTTGAGGATGTTAATGAAGATGGGTATAAATATAATTTGCTACCATACGTAGCTTCTTATAGTGGACACTCACCGACAGGGACATTCCCAACAAGAGAAGATGTATTAAAAGACCCAGTTGCTTCGGAACTTTTTGAAAAGTATTACAAATATACTGTAACGACAAATGAAAGTGGAGACTATATGATTTATGGAGTCCCACTTGGGACTCACACGATAGTTTTAAATGTTGACTTATCTGATATTGGGGAGTTCTCAATGACTCCTCAAGATTTAATTAGAATTGGAAGAGGAACTGAGAATCAATTTAATGGTAGTTTCTTTAGGTCTTCAAATAACTTTAATGAACTTCCGCAGATTGTTTACGAAACTAAGATAGTACAGGTTAATGCATTTTGGGGTCAAGATGATACCTGTCAAGTAGGAATTACTCGGGCAGATTTTGATTTGAGTAGTGGGCAAAATAATATTACCATACAACCAACTGCGGTATTTATGGGTTCTATATTTTCTTCTGAAACCACTAAAAAAGTTAAAAGAAGATGTAAAGTTAAATCTAAATTAGGTCAATTATGTCAATTAACTACAGGACCTGGACAGATTATTGCTATTAGACAAACTATAGATATTGATGATGATGGGTATCCTGTCTTAGAAAAATATGATTTACCACAAAACGGTAAATTGATAGATGCTGACGGGACTTGGGTAATTGAAGTCCCTATGAACTTGGACTATGTTTACACTAATGAAAATGGTGAAAGAGTATTAAGTGATGACCCTAAATTAGGAATTCCTACAAATGGTAAATATAGATTTAAAATTAAATGGCAACAACCTGCGGGACTTACTGAAGAAAACAGAAGAGGGTATTTCTTAGTTCCAAACATTAAAGAACACGGATGGACAAACAGTGGGGAAGACCCTCTATTACAGGATACTGAAACTTTTACTATTCAAACTAATGACCCAGTTATTAATATAGTCGGACAATCAGGTTATGTGTATCGTGTTAAGTCAAAAACAAATGTAACTGATTTTGTTGTTGAATTAGACGGTAACCCATACGTGGGTAACAAAAATGACATTTTATTAAATTCAAATGATATTATTTCTATAACTCCCACATATGAGGATGATGAAGCAACATCTACTTGGGTGTTTGAAAAAATACCTTTGGTAAAATATAGATTAGAAAGGTCATATGCATTTAGTTTAAGTTGGTATGATTACAATGACCCTCAGGAGGCTATTGATTGTATAGACACGTTTTATTTTATGAAATATAATAAAGTATATACTGTGTCACAATTATTAGATAGATATACGTCAAGAAGATTTACTTGGAATACTTTACAGATAAAAAATATAAACACAGATGATTGTGATGAATCAACTAATAAATTACCTGTTAATGATGTTCAGTATAGATTTGTTCCAATATTCATATTACTAAGTTTCTTTTTAACTCTTATGAAATTTTTGCTTAGGGCAATTATCATTCCTATGCATTTATTAGCGTTCTTATGGCCTGTAATCTTCTTGATTATGCAACTTGTGTGGGTTATACAAATGTTAATACACGGAATATGTAAGGCGTTAAATAAAATTAGAGGATGGTTAGGTAAAGCAAAAAAAGAATGTGGTGAAAAACCAAAAAGAACAAAATATGCGGATAACTGGTTTAGAAATGTAAAACTACCTCTTTTATTATACACTGAAGATGGGTGTGAAAGATGTGATTGTAAAGATTCTGAAATTGACCTTAGCGGTAATGAAACTGCCGATGGGTTACAACAAAACGCAACAGACGCTAGAACAGGAACAATAAATAGTAGCCCACTTGCGGATTTTAATAGTGCAGATGCGTATACTGTAGGAGATTTCCAACAGGATTTTCCGTATCTATGGGAAGGACCAAATACGACTACGATTTATGAAGACACTCCTAATGATGCTAATGGACCTGAATATCTTGATGTTTTGTTCACAAATTCATTAACAATTGCTGAAAGATTAAATACTTTTAATTTAAAGGATAAATATTTTGATACTACAACTATTAACGGTGGTGTTGGTAGAAATCAAGTTAAGAGAACTGTAACAGGTAATGGTAATATCTACCATTATGATAATACAATGGTCTTGGTTGTTGATGGTTCGGAATTAAGTAATTTTATTTCAGGACAACTAATTTCATTCAGCGACCCAACTTTATCTACCGACCCAAATCTTACAGGTGCGACTGTTAATACTGGAGGAACTAACTCAATAACAGGAACCCCGATTTCAAACGGGGCGCAATGGACGGTTAATTATGCTTCACCATCAAACCCAACTGTGAGTAATTCAGTTACTTATACGATTAACTATAGTGGAGAATCAAAGGATTACTTAACTTTCCCTACTGATATGGAATATTTTCAGGTATTGACTGGATTAACGTTAGGTACATTTTCCGCTTTAACTGAGAATCATACAAATATCAACAGTAATTTCTTAAATAGGTCTAATAAAACTGACTTCTTAAACAGGTATTTGAATAATCAAATGAGAGTTTATGATATTGTTGGGGATTATTTAGGTTCTAATGTTCAAAACCCATGTAAAGATGCTTTATGGAGAAGTATTGGTTTGGCTCCAAACCCTGGATTTGACGCTTCCTCATCTTCAAACATTCAGACTCCTTTATTCTACTATGACGGAGCCCAAAGTTTAGGTATTATTATACTACAAAGAGGTGTTGACCCGCACTCACCAAAAGTACAACAAGAAATTGACTTATCAAGAATATTTGGATGGGCAAACTATGGGCAGGCAGGTTTGACAATAACAGGGGAGTTTAATTTAAATATACCAATACAGTCATCGTCAAGTTCATTAAAATTGCCAAGACATAATCAGTTTACTACAAATAATGCGACTGACTTTGGTAGTAGTATCTTCTTTCAAGGAACATTTGATGTTCAGGGAACATTCTCTTCTTACACAAGTAATTTATTACGGTATTACTCAAGATTAGGGGAGAACGGAAATTCAACAACCGCATCTGTTCCATCCTCAAACTATTTAACAAAGGTCCAAACGGATAGCAATGCGGTTGCTAGTACGACTTCTTGCGGATGTGATACTTTTTACAATTTAAAACTTGGTTGGTGGTTTACTCAAGGAAATAATTCTCAATATGGTTATAGTGTTGGGGAGTATGTTGAAGGGGGAAGTTACGCTGATTTGGGAATGTCAAACTCTATATCTACTTTTTGTGGAGAATCGGTACCAAATGAAGTTTCGGCGTACGCATCATATATTTCAAATATATACCCTTCAAGTACCACAGTTCAAATGGTTAATCCAAGTAAACTAGTAATGAGGACTGACAGATTACCATCTTCCACGCAAATTCCTTCAGGTGATACTACAGGAAACGGAATTTTATTAATGCATCAGAATCCTTCATTTACAATTTATTTATTAGATGAATCTGGTTCAGCTCAAGCTTTAGGAAGTGCTCCTGAAGTGTATACCTTCACTGAAATAGAAACTGAGGATATACCATCACAATATATGAATGTGATTGAGTCACTTTCGGATTGTTCTAAAGCGGTTCCATTGGAATGTTATGTTGTTAATCCCGATAATACAGTATCTATTAAACCTTGTGATGAAAGTAACGGAACTTGTTGTGGTAAAAATTATAATACAGGTGGATTTAGGTCTTGGTTTAATTATGGGTTTGGATGTTATAATTTAGTGTCATTCCCAATTATTTCCATTGTAAAAGATTTCAATTTAATAATTGAATTTATACAAAGATTAAAATTAAATATGGCGTTATGTTTTGATGTGTTTTCACACACATTTGGAAATGCTTGGATAAACGGGACATTATATGCTTTCCCATTCCAAATGAATACATTTTTTGACACTCAAAACAAACCTAACTACAATTATTGTAAAGAATTAATGTATTTTCATGACCCGACTAATAATTTTTATTATAGAAGTTCACCATATAATGATAATAATAATAAATTTATTGGTAGAGATGCAAATGAAAGAGCAAATGATAACGGAAATGAAAAACAATTAGGATTTCCAACAACTATGATGGACTTGGGACCAAAAGTTCCTTACTTACAGGAAATAGTTTTCAGTGATGATTATGATGGATATATTGTTGATAAATTAGATTCAACATCATTCAAAAATGTTTCTGACATATTGAATGTTATGATTTTAAGTAGATTTGTTAATGAGAATTTTCTCAGTCTATTTTTACCTGGTCTTGGTAGTGGTTCTGACCCATCAGTTGCGGGATTCTTTAGAAATAAAAGATGGAACCCAAGTGGAAATATATTATTCCCTGGAACTATTGATGGGGATTACTCACAAATGGCGTCAGTTAATTCTGAATTTGGAATTGCTGAATTCTCACCTGAGGGATATGATATTAATACGTCATTTAAAGTTATGAGAGATAACTCTAATTATGCTTATTTTGAAATATTCTTTTCAGGTAATAATCAAGATAGAGATTACATCACACCAAGAAGAAAAATATGGAATGAGAATGCGTCCACGGCTCCTCTACCATCTGATTTTGGATACATAAGTACATTTTCACAAGAAGTTCCATTCTATGAATGGGAATTTAAAACTACTAACTCAGGAACTATTTTCGGTAATCAGAATAACAATTGGGATACAAATGAAAGTGGATTTTTTAAATACAAATATCAATCAATTGATAGAATTTCACCGGCGTCCCATTCGGTAATTGTTGGGTCAAGTAATTCAAAATATTGGAAAGGGTTTATTTATAATGTAGATAGTAATGGAAATGCGACTGACTCAATACCAAGCGGGTTCCAAGATAAAAGACAGGTTAATAATCCATTTTTCTTTTATTTTGGATTAAAGAAAGGGGCTAGTGCGTATGACAAATTTAAAACTAAATATATAAATGAAACTGATTTATAATGGGTGGTTATGAAAATATAGAGATACTTTTAGGTTCTGCAAAATTTGCAACGAGTCCTAATCGTAATATGAGAATAACTCCATTTTTGGATGGTAAAATTCAGGAACTTGAAGAATATGATAGGTCGGCAATTATAAATTTACCCGAACTTTATAATTCCGAAAGGCAGGAGTGTTCAATATTTAGACCATCGTTTTCAACCAAAGTAATTTTTTACAACGCTTATACTGGGACAACTAATATCAATGGAACAAGTTATGGTCCGTTTTTAAATGAATTATTGTATACTGATGCTGAGAATTCAATAGTTGGAGGAACTCATCCAGGGACTTGGTATGGATATCCACCATATAAAGAATTTAATTTTTATAGAAACGATACTGATAGTGTTCATGTTGATTTTGCAACAAAATCTGCATTGACTTACAATTGGGGATATTATCTAAGTTATGCTTTTGAAAATAACTCAGGAAAAACATTCCAACATTATTTCTCTCCAACCAATTCAATTACTTGGACTTGTTCCGAAGGGATTCCATTTATTATTTCAAGGCAAGAAATGAACGGAAGGGTTTTCATAGTGTTTAGATGTCCGATGAAACATAATTTGCTAAAAGGTGATTATGTTGAAATTGAGTTCCAAGGTGGGTGGGACGGTATTAATGGGAATAAGTATTTCCAAGTTGATATGTTAGGAACTGAAAGTTATGGTAGTGATGAGATAATTTTTAACATTCAGGATATCGGTTACGATAGTCCATTTTTCGCAAACTCCTCAATTGGATTATTTAAGAAGGTTGTTGATATTACCAACCCTGAGGATACTAAATCAATCTACTACGTTAGAAGACATAAAATACTGACTAACACACAGGATTCAATACCATTAAAAGCTGCGTTTTCACAGAACGGGTTCTTTAGTAAGAAAAAATTTTTGACGAGCGCTTTAACGCCTAATTATGTTTCTAGAGTTGTAGAACAAGACGGGTCTCAAAACTTCAACATTACTTTTTCTAAAGACATTATAATATCAGGATATACTGATAATTTAAACCGACCATTAAGTGAACTTTATTTAACAATAATTAATAAGGGATATTTTGGATGGTTTAACCGACCAAGACCCAACACTACAACTAATTCTGCCTTAAAACAAGGTCATAAATTTAACATATCGTTTACCTCTGGAAATTGGTGGGACGACAACAATTTGTTGAACGATACTAATATTGGAACAAATTCATATACTAAAACATTTAATGGTGAAAATTATGAATTTTATTATAATCAAGATTTAGTAAGTGGTGATACTATAGATGGAGATTTTTGTGAATATAATAGTTATTTGCAAGAAGAAAGTGTAATATCTGAATTTTATCATAAGTTTGAATTTAACAATTTGTTGTTTGATATAACATTTAGTGCGTCAACCAATAGAAACGGTTATTATTACAAACCACATAATGGTGTTACGATTAATGTATTTTCTGATTACATTGAGGAGAGTAATGTTTTAGGGATTTTAAATGTTCCACCATACGCCTTTTATTCTGAAACCTTGGGGACCCTAAGATGGAGAGACATTTACCCTTATGGTTATGTTGACTCAAACGGGAGAGGGGTTAATTTCCCATATATGAATAATGCTCATTATCCGTTACAGAATATAGATTTTAAAATATATCCTGAAAATAACATAAACGAATTTGTATTTGGTGCGATACAATTACCTACAGTTGATGATTGTGAATAAATTTAAAATATTAGTAAATGACAACGATAGGGAGATAGTAATTCCTGTTGAAACAAATGAAGATTATTTAGACCAACTAAATAATATTGAGAACTATGATGACCAAGTAGTTAAGAGGGTTATTAACCCCAACGAAGATTACGAAGTTGCTAGATTTACTCACGCTCAACATGATGAATCATTAAGGACTGACGTTAATTATCAATTTTTTTTCACACCTACAGGGTCAACCCCATCAAATATAAATTATGTTAATTCATATGTTAGTGAAGGGTTTACACCCCAACAAATTTATTATTTTTCAAATCCATTTAGAAACTCATTTTTTAAATTGGATTTTTACGATACCACTCAAGATACTAATCAAATTAATTACATTACAATAATATTACCTACAACTCAAGGAGAAACAGAACCTGCAGTTGTTGGAGTTAATAATGTGAATGTTAAAATACCAAAGTATAAATTAGATTTTTTAGGTGATAAAGAAGGGTTTTTCCTATATTGGTTACGAAGTACCCAATACCTAAACATATCTACTTTTTATATGAGTGCAAAGTTTTTTGATGCAAAATTAGGGATTTTTGTAAAGTTTATGAATGCTCCACAAAATTCAATTGGAAGTGGGAATTCAAATTTTAATCCTTCAAATTATTTTTATTATAAGGTTGTTTTAGATTATGAAACTCTAACCTATAAAATTTTTACATTAGATGATGTGAGAGTTGGAGAAACAACCCCAATAACCTGGTATGAATATGTTAACCCATAATGGATAATCAAAATAAATATTATTTTAAAATATCTCCTGAAGTTATATTGAATAAAATTTTCACTATTCAATATCCATCGGGAACAACAAGTAATCAGTTAGATGAAGACCCTTGTTGTGAAGTTACTGCAACAACTACTACGGTTGTTGATTATGGGTATGCTACAGTATATTCTTCTATGACTCAGTTGTTAAGTGGGGGAACTAATGGAGAATCAACTCTTACAGATTTATCGGTTCCAATTCTCTTGTTAGAAAGTGCTGTAGACTACGGACATTATTCAGTGTTTGATGGTGCGATTTCACAAAAAGAAGTGGTGTGTAATTTTATATTTTCCGCAAGTTCGGCCAATCCGTACACAGTAATTGTTTATAATACTTCCAATAATCTTTCAAATTTTATACAACAAACAACTTTTCAAATTGACTGGGGGGATGGGTATGTTGAGGATATTAATACGTTTACACCTGAAAACTTAACACACACTTATAATAATTTTGGGGGACCTGTAACGTATATGATAAATTTAATACAGACGACTCCTTGGGGAATTAATTCTGTGGTTAAATATTTAGAAATACCTTATACGGGTGTGACAGTGGATAATCCGAACGGTACTGCATATTTCACACCTATGAATGGTAATTGGGCTGATACATCAGTATCTTATGACTACATTTTTTCAGGAGATGCTGTAAATTTAGTAAGTGACCAAGTTAGTGGTAATTATATTGATACTCCTTTCTTAATCACTGCTCAAACATCATCAAGATTATCAGAGTTAAGAAGTTACGGACCTCAAAAATACCGACAAACTCTAATAATCCAAAATGGTGAACCTTTTGGACAGATAACTGAAATAAATGAAAACTATACTGCTTATACAATCCAAAATAGTAGTTACGTTGATTTTACTGACGGAGCAACGATACAGGTGTTTGAATCATTTGGTTTAATTGATACTTGGTTAGTTCAAGAACCAATTGTGAAAGAAGAAGAATTAATTAATGTTGCATTTGAGCCCGAAATACAAACGAATGTATTTATTGATAGAGGAAAAAATTCAGGACTTGAGAAAACAGAGAGATTAAATGAGGTGGATAGTATTGGGGACTTGGAAAAATATGGATATAAATTTTTTAAATTTAGTTAAAAATGGCAGTAGGTTCATATGGAACAATTAGACCAGCGGATGTCTCACCGGCAGATATTGAGGTAATATTAAATTACACCCCATCAAGGGATGTGACTAGTAATTTTATTCTGAAAAAATTAGATGCGAGAACAATTATTAGACCTTACTTTAATAATGGTGACACTGGAGGGAATCCTAATATTGAGATATTAGGGGGGTTATATAATCTAACATTACCATCGTCTGAATTTAATAAGTTAGGTATCTATACTTTATATATAAGACCTGCACAAATCAGAACTACAATAACGGATTGTGGAGTTTTGACCTCGTTACCAAACATTAAGGGGATTGTTATTGACATAAGTAATGTTCCTAATGAATTCCAAAATAAATTCATTCCTCAAGAGTTGGTTGGACATCGTGTTGAATACCTAAGAGATTCAGGAGCTAAAATACCTAACTTTTTTAGATTAATCACATCAAATTTTTATTGTGAGGCGGTTACTGAAAATTTAGTTAACTCAGTACAAAAAGCTGTTAGATATAGATATACGGATTCTAAAACTAATTTGATGTTTTGTACTTTATCTCCATCTTCAGCACCTACTTCAAAACCAAATGCAAC